GGTCGGCGACCACGTTCACGACCTGGCGCTCCTTGCATGCGATCCGGATCGCCTCCTCGACGTCGAGGACCGGCACCGGATCCTGGGTGCTCGGCTGCCAGAACTCGATCACCTCGACCCGCGGGACGTCCTCCACGGAGACCGCCACCAGGGCGGTGACGTCGCCGGTCGCGCTACCGTCCAGGCCCAGGACCCACATGGTGCCTTCCGAATCCGGCGAACTATGTACGCCGCACGCCGCCCACAGTTCGGGCGTGATCCACAGTTCCTCGGCGTCCACCCATTGATTCAGATGCCAGCGGCGGAACTCGCTCTCCCGCATTCGCTGGACGGCGTCCTCCAGCCCGGTCCGAGGCAGGAAGGGATCGCGACAGCGAAGGGCGGGGTTGGCCTTGAGCCAGGTTGCTGGGGATCGGTAGTCGGAGGGATCCGCCCGATCGAGACCCTGCCATCGGTACAGGAACCGGGGGTCCTCGCCGTCATCACCCCGACGGCACTCCTCGGCGAGAAGGGACTCGTCGTCATATCCCGCGGTGGAGATGCTCAGCAGGAGGGTGTCCTCCCGCTTCGCCAGGCCCCCGACCATCGCCTCCCACAAACGTCGGTCGGTCTGCGCCCAAAGTTCATCGAAGACGACTGCTGTGGGGCGCAAACCGTGCTGTAAGCGACCCTCCGCAGAGACCACGTGGAGCACCGAATCGGTGGCCAGATCGACGATGCGCTTGTACCCCGGCTGGATCTTCAGGCGCTCCTCGAGCGCCGGCGCGCCATCCGCCGGGCAGCCGTATAGGCCATCATCGCCTGGTCTCTGGAGGCCGCACAGATGATCACCTCGCCCTGGCGGGTGCTCCCCGGCCCGGCGAGCTTGTCCAGGGCCACCGCGGCGGCCACCTCCGTCTTCCCATTGCCCCTAGGGAGCCCCCACAGGGCCGAGGTGTACTTCGGACGTCCGCCCGGGCCGAGCGAGAACAGTTCCTCCAGGAAGTCGCGCTGGAAGCGCTGTAGGCCCCCGGGGATCAGGCGGGTGATGAACTGGACGTCCTTCGACCTTCGACCTTTTTTTCCCGCGGCACTGGGATCTTTCGGGCGCTCTGTTTCAAAAACTTGGACGCTCATGCGATCACGAGGCCGGGACCATCGTCGTTGGGCGTGACGATCGGGCCGATCGCGTCACTCTTCGTCCTATTGCACCGGTAGCAGAGCACCATGAGGTTCTCCCTCGCGTTCGTTCCACCCTTGGAGAGGGGGACGATGTGGTCCACCGTCAGTGGGTTGACCGCGGTGCCTGGGCTGCCACAGCTCGTACACCACGGCTGCTCCTGCTTCATACGGCGAGCTCGCTTACGGGCCTGGGAGCTGGTGCGGTTGGTGTTAGACACGGTGTGGGTAGGGCACCGGGGGGTACCCACCACCACCTCGGGGCATTCGGGTACGGCACAGGAGCGGGGCAGGTTCATCGGGGGACATGAAGGGGCTGGCCTTTACCAACCCCTCCGCGAGTGAGGTCGTGGATTGCAAGGGCGAGGCACCGCCCCCTGGGGACCACGTCCCCATTCATCTGCCCCATGGCAAGACTCCCCCAGGCTTAGAGACGGTAACGAGCGACGGTGAGGCGAGGCGTGCGCAGCAGCTCCTCGGACCTGACCGCCAGGATCCGGGCGTCGTTATAGGCCGGGAAGGCGGTGATCGAGATCTCCACCAGCCTGGCCTTGATCCGCTCGACCCTGGACCGCGTCGCGTTCCATGCGTCCTCGACGGGCTGGAAGCCCACAGAGAGCCCCGTAGCGGCCCCATCCCGCACGAGCTCGAGCACCTCGTCGCCGAGAGTGGTCTTGGACACGCGTAGCTCGGCGTCGAGTCCTGTCGGCCCATCGGTCAGCGTGAGAGCTCTTCCGATCGGTAGCTGCTCACGATCGTGGACCGCGAGCAAGGGCACCTGGCTGGGATCCGCATCCTGGAATGCACCCGGGCGGAAGGTCTCCGTGTAGCTGCCGATGCGAGCCTCGGTGTTGTACGGCATCACGGTGCCAGTGAGCGTGCGGCCGTCCTCACGGAGCTCCAGGGCGATGGGTGAGGTTCGGATCTCGATCGTCATGAGGCTCCCCCTTCGACGGCCTGGAGTGCGGGCCGTGCGCTCCCGGCCGGCATGGGCCCGCGGTCCTCGAGCTCGCGCACCTCATCCACGGTCAGCCAACCAGACCGCAAGGCGATCTCATGGGCCTGATACCGCTCCAGCGTGGTCCCGCGCAGCAGCGCGTTCACGTTGAACTTCACGCTTTGGCCGCGGGGAAGCAGGTCGCCAATGGCCCGCTCCAGGCGCACCAGCCAGTGCGAGAGCGAGTAGCGAACGAACTCAAGTCCTCTTCCCTCGACCGTGGCGTAGGTGAGGCTATTGCCGGCCTCTCCACCGATCATCTCGGGCGGCACGCCGAAGGTGCGGGCGATCTCGCTAACGCCGAGCTTGCGGCTCTCGACGAACTGGCTTTCCTCTGGAGCGATGGACAGGTTCGTCCACTTGACGTCTCCGGCTCCGGCTCCGCTGACGATCACGGGTTGGCGTCGCCCATGGGTGGCTCTATCAAGGTGTGCCCTGACTAGATTCACATCCTCCTGGCTCATCCTCTGTTCCACGGCCAAGAGACCCGATGGCGTCGCACCATCGGTGAAGAAAGCACGGCCGAACCGTTGCACAGCGAGCCCCAACCCAATCGTCTCGGCCGCGAATCCGATAGGGCTGAGCCCTACCGCTGAACCTGCTGGGCGGAATGCAGCCACGTGCCACACATCGCTGGGGTCCAACACGCGGCCTTTGAACCTGTACGTGATGGATCCGTCCACCCCCACGCTCACGCTCACGCTGTCGGGATTCACCGGTTCGACTTGCGACGGTGTGAGCCGTGGGCCAGATCGAGCGGTGATCAGCGCGTAGCTATTGCCCCTGAGCAGCAACGATTGCATGAGCGCCCACAACCACTGTTCGAGAGTCCACCCCGCCGCCGGGGAGGCCAAGAGCGGTGGGGTGGGGATCTCTTCGTCATTCCGAAACACATCGAGCGGGAGCGTGCTGATCGTGTTGGCCAGCAGGTTGATGCACGCCCATACGCTGGACAACCTCAGTGCGCTGTCCGGGTCGACCGGAGTCGTGTCCGCGAAGTTACCGGATCCGGTCAGCTCCGAGGGCACGATGAACTGCGAGTCGCGGGTTTCCAACTTCCACGGCCAGCGCATGGTCAGGCCTTCTTTTTCTTGACCTCGACCAGATTCCCGTTCCTGATGAATGCCTGAACCAAGTCGTCCCGCTCGACCTCAAAGGTCTCGCCGGCGCGATACACGCGGTCGTTCGCCGCGTACGAGACATTCTCAGGAACCGTGACGGTGACCTTGGCCATTATGTGGCCGCCACACGGTAGGCACCCTGCACGTTGCGCACGTGGTAGATCGCATTCACCTCGACGCGCAGCGACGTGGTGTTCGAGGCGAAGCCCGTGTAGGGATCGGCGTCGAAGCTCATATCGCCGATGTACAGCCGGCCCAACATCTCCGGGTCGATCAGGTAGATCGGGTCCGAGCCGCCGCCGATCCGCTCGATGACCCGGCAGCCGAAGAGCGGAGACGAGGTGCCGGTGTCTCGCAGCGGGAATTTGTAACCGCCGGCGTCTGCCAGTAGGTCTAGCGATGTGGAGTCCGTGGGGTTCAAGACCACGAGGGTCGGGTTGGCCCCATTGCCGCGCATGGTCCCGATCTGGGTCCGAATCTTGTCGATCAGCGTGGTGCCGGTGTTGCTGAACGACGGAGTGGCCGCGACGATCTGCGAAAGCACGTGTGTGTCGAGTGCTTTCGCGATCTGAAACTGACCTTCACTGTTCATGTAATCCGTAAATGCGGGAATGCTTTGAAGGATTTGGTTTGGAATCGCCGCCAAGACCACGGCGAATTGCTGAATGTCCTCGGTCACCGCCGCAACCGTCACATCGAGTGTGGCCTTCGCTGCGACAGAGCTGAGCACCCGGTTCACCGTGCCGGTCAGTGTTCTTGCGCTTTGTTTCCAATCGAGCACGGTGCTCGCTTGCCCGGCCGGTGCGGTGGGAAGGTTGGGGAAAAGGAACCGCTGGTCCATACCCAACGGAACGATGACCCCGGGCAGCCGCGCCCACGAGCTCACCGCGGGGAGGGACTGCGCGCGGGTTTCGACCGGGGAGCCCACGAGCTCGTCCGCCGGGACGACGACCCGGGGGTTCTTCTTCAGATCCCAGCCGCGTTCGAGGATCCGGTCGGCCAGGGTGCGGGTCTGGACTTCAGGCTCCCTGGTGGTCTTGGCGCGGACTTCCGCGACTTCCTGCTCGAGGATTCGCTCGATCTCGTCGTCGAGATCACGGAGCTGACCCACGACGTCGCGGTGCTGCGCGCTCTCCTCACTGGTGAGATCGCGCTCTTCCTCGCTGCTGCGAACGAGGATCTCGTCTGCGGACGCGCGGAGTTCCTCGCGCTTCTTCCGCAGGTCTTCCAACTGCTTGGACATAGTTGTCCTCCCAATGGGGAGGACCAGTCCTTAGTTAGAAATGGTGGAGCGAATGTCACGCGCTAATTGGGCGCACCACAGGGTCCTAGGGCTGGGTGGTCCTCCCCCTATCGCCCTGGACCCCGTAGTGCACGTCTCTTAAGGCTTGCGGCGGACAACCATCAGGTACGTGACCCGGCCGTCGACCCTATGCAGGACACGGCCAAGCTCAAGATCGAAGTCCCAAGTAGTCGCAAGCTTCGCGGCATCGGAGAGCGCGTTCTCGACCTTGCAGTCGAGGCGGTGCTTGAACGTGTTCTGGATCAGCGAGCCCTCCCTGCGAATCCCATAGGCCCATGCTCGGACGATCTGCGGCATTTCGATGTCATCGTCGGGGCCGACCCGGGTCGCTGTGGCCTCGCACGAGACACACCGGCCATCCCAGCCGGTGTCATTCCACGTCTTGATCAGCCGGTCGATCTCCGCTGCTGCTTCCTGGCGGTTCATAGGTAGGCGCCCGGTGAGGACGGGCCGTCCTGCTTCCCGTCTTTCTTCTCGGCACGCAGAGCCAGGATGATGGCCATCACCTCGCGGGAGATGCGGGCGTGAGCCGCCGCTACTGTCATGCGGCCAGCCAGTACCTCATCGTCCTTCAGGGACTCGGCGAGGCCGTAGAACCAGCTCTCGCACTGGGTCGCGGCCCCCAGCGCGGCCACGAGGTCCTCGTCGGAGTCCTGCTTCAGCCGGTCAATGAACTCAGTGCTCTGCAGGTCGGTAGGCGGGATCTGGGGGATCTGCTTCTGCTTCTTTCGTCTCATGTCATCCTCCTTGAGCAGTCCTCGCCATGGCCGAACACCCACAAACTCCCGCACTCAGGGCAGCCATCTCTCCCCGAACCGGACTGGGTGTCCCCTATGGTGTCCGGGACCTGCGTTTCCGCAGGTAGATTCATAGGGGACAAGCGAACAGGGTTGGGGGTGTCCCCTATGGTGTCCCCTATGGGGACGCCGTCTCGAGGCCCCCAGTACCAGGTGCCACCCCGCCCGAACCCCTGCCGCCAGGTGGGGATGCCGAGGCGGGCTCGAGCCCGTCGAAGTGTCCGCTCCTCGATCCCCTGGGACTTGGCATCCTTCATCAGGTCGACTTGGGCCAACGCCCTGGCTTGGACGCCAACCTCCTGCAGGAACTCCATGGCGTCACCGATCGCCGTCTCCCGCTCGGGATCTCTGCCGGCGAGAAGTTGATGAACATCCACATCCGGGGCCTCGCCCAGCCATTCCACCTGGGAGGTCTCGATGCCGCCATCCAGGATCACTCCAGCCAGGCGATAGGCCAGGGGTGGGGGCATCTCGGCGAGGTTGCTCTTCACCACTGCGAGGATCCGGCGGCTCTCGTCCTGCGGGTCGTCGGCTGCGAGCAGCACACTCCGGGCCGCTCCAGTGAATCCGATACTCCCGGAGATCCGCATCAGAGGCTCCGAACCGACCCCCTTGTTGGTGTGGATCACCACCACTACGGCTGCCCTGGTCTGCTCGGCGAGATCTGCCAGCGGAGCCAGGACACGACGGACGTGATGGTCCCGGTGGGTGTTGATGCCGTCACCGATGAACGCCACCAATGGATCGAGGATGAGCAGGGCGGCATCGAACTCGCGGACTAGTTTGGCCAGGAGCTCGACATCCTCCGGGAGGGTGATGGGGACGGTGATAATGCGCACCAGGTTGAGGTCAGCGCCGGCCGCCTCGAGCCTGGGCCTTACCACCGCCGCGAGGTGATCCTCCGCAGTCACCACCAGGACCGCATGGCCTTCGCGGGAGACACGGGCCGCGAGGTCGTACAAGATGGTGCTCTTCCCCACCCCTGGGAATCCCCCGAGCACCGTTGGCATCGCCCGGGGCACCATCTTCGGCCAGAGCCATTCCACGACCTCAGGCCGGACATCGGCGGCCCGCACCGTGGATGATGTCTGCCCGTCAATCTCGACCTCGCCCACGGCGACAAGCGAGCCGTTCCCCGGATCCTCGTAGAGCACATTGCCGACCTGGACGGTCTTCATGTCCCCACCACCCCCCCGGCGATCTCGAGGGTGCGGATCTCGCGGAATATCCGAGCCATCTCCTGGTGATGGTCGAACGGCCAGGCGATGGTGGCTCCGACGTGGCACCAGCAAAACTCGCCGGCGCAGGTCCGTGACGTGGTCACGGGCCTGTCCAACATCACGCCGTAGGCTGTGGCGTTATCGGTCGTCGTGGCCGTCGTATGATTTGGGCTGGTCAGGCTGTAGGTGGTGGCGTCGGCCCCCGTGCCCTCGGGGGCCTTTCGCTTGCCGGGGGTCATTCTTCGGCCGCCTTCCGGCGAGCCTTCGCCGAGAGGAAAGCCAGACGGGCCATGTGGGCCTTGTAAGCGGCCTCGGCACGTCGATCGCGCTCGGCCTGCGGAAGATCCTCGGGGATCCCCTCATAGAACGATGCCCGATAGGCTGCGCGGGCCTTGCGGGTCGTGTCCTTGGGATCGTGCTTCGCCTTCTGCTCGTACGCCGCGATGCGGGCGCGCTGCGAACGCTCCGAAGGACTGAGAGAAACAGAAGCGGCCAACCAACCCTCCTTAGGGTCGGCTGCCGCTCAGCAGCTTGGTTGGCCTAGTGGCCCGGCTGGAAGTTAGGCTAGCACAACGGGACGACGCTGCGGACGAATGGCAGCCAGAAGATCGGCGACTTTGACTCGACGAGGTGCCCGACAGTCGCGGCACCAGCCCTCGACCTCGGTCCGCGAAGTCTCGCGCAGGTTCACGAGCAGCGTGTCCTGGTGATGGAAGCGGTCTGTCGCCGGGTCCACTGATGGCCGACCTCGGTGGCGTGCCTCCCAGCTTGGCCCGCGCCCGGAGAGCACGACTAGGCCGATGGTTCTTCGGCGATGATCCTGACAGCGGACGTCTACGAGAACCTGGGCGCTCACAACCTATCCCCCGGCGACAATCTGCGATGTGCCTCTCGAGCTCGCTCAGCTCGGGAGCTCGCGCCGTAGCGCCGAAGCATCTCCCTCGAGCGCCAGCCCGCGATCTCCTGTAGGTCGCCCTCCTGGCCTTCAGCGGCGAGCCACCGATGCGCGAACGTGTGGCGGAACTGGTGTGGGTGGATGTGTCCGATGCCCGCCTGATTCCCCCGGCGTCGGAGCATCTGGGCAATGCCCGAGGCCGTCATCGCGCCCTTCCCACCGAGCCACAGCAAGGGCACCTCCGAACGCCTGGCACGGAGATACCGGTCGATCGCCTTGGTGGTCTTGGCACCGATCGGGAGCAACCGCAGGCGCTCGCCCTTCCCGAGGACCGTGAGCGTCATGGCGTCAAGGTCGATGTTCTCCAGGCGAAGGTTCGCCACCTCCGCTAGCCTCGCCCCTGTGTCGATGAAGGTCCTTACGATCGCGGTGTCGCGGCGGGCTGTGAAGTCGGAGCCCTCGCAAGCCTTCAGCAGCGCTCTCAGCTCCGCATCGGACAGCACCGACGGAGGGTCCTCCGGGACGCGCGGCGAGCGCATGCGCTCCATCGGGTTGGACGTGATCTCGCCCTCCTCGAGCATCCAGCGGAACATCTGCTGCAGCGACCGGAACCGCACGCCGACCGTTGCCGGCTTGAACCGGGTATCCAAGTCCTCGACGAACGCCTCGACGTGTTCGCGTCGGATCGAGGAGACCGCCGTCGGCATGCCCTTGCGGACCAGGAAGTCCGAGAGCTGCTCAGCGGACTCGGTGTAGGACTGGACGGTCCGAGGCGAACGCCTGGCGGCGCGGAGCGAACGCTGCCAGGACGGGAGCAGGGCTGGGATGTCGATCTGGGCGCTTGTGATCGTCTCGGCCATTAGGCACTGCATTATGCGCTATAGAAGCGTTGTGCGACAACTAGTGGAGGCGTTTCCCCTGCTTGCGCGCCCGGAGGGAGTCGAACCCCCAACCTTCTGATCCGTAGTCAGACGCTCTGTCCATTGAGCTACGGGCGCTCCCGCTAAGCATACCC